TCCACAGCCAACTGTGGAAGAGGTCGAGGTACAGGTATGGTCTTTCGTCGTCAAGTCGATCACCATCATGGTTCTAGGCATTGCGTTTGGTGTTCTGTATTTGATTGGTTTTGAGAAGCAAGACCCCGAACTTGCACCTATAGACTCTGTATTCCTTGAAATCTTGAAAGCCATTGCGTTTATGGGTGTCGGCACTATGGGCGGTATCTCAGGACGCAAGGCATCGACAGCCATTGCAAAAGCCATTGTGGGAGAAGATGATGCAACTAAGTGAACACTTTAGTCTTGAAGAGGCAACGCACTCTGATACCGCAACCCGTCTAGGCATCAGCAACCAGCCAGACGCACAGCAATTAGAGAACATGAAGACGGCTGCTGCTGGCATGGAGAAGGTTCGCGCTCTGCTTGGTAAGGCTATCAATGTCAACTCATGGATACGACTGCCAGAGGTGAATGTGGCGGTGGGTGGTAGCAAGGTATCGAGTCACATGGACGGCTGGGCTATTGACTTCGTATGCAAAGGCTTTGGCACTCCATTGGAAGTCTGCAAGGCTATTGACGCAGCAGGTATCAAGTTTGACCAGATGATCCATGAGTTTGGCGATAAGGGCTGGACTCACATCTCCTTTGCACCAGCAATGCGTCAGCAGAAACTCACCATCTTCAGACCTCAGAATAAATACGCCATCGGCTTACTCACGCAAGACGAGTACAACAAGGCAGTATGACGAACTTCTACCAGCAGCTCCAGACTCCTGCCGTACCAGACCTGCCTAATCCGCAGGATCGGTATGACCGTCTGACGGTTGCGCAGACGAATGGTGCTTTGCGCACCTTCTTCTTGAAGTTAACCAATGCCTTGCAGTCCCTTGCGTCTCCTCGCGGTGGTAGGTTTATCAATATGCCTTACGGGGCATTTCAGGACGGCACAGACCAGACGGCAGCCAATACGACGACTGCCTACGCCATAACATTTGACACAACAGACTTCAACAATGGCGTAACCTTGTCGAACTCGTCAAGGTTGAATGTGTCTCAAGCTGGAATCTACAACATTCAATTCAGCGTGCAGTTTAAAAACACTACTAACGACACACAAGATGTAGATGTGTGGTTTAAAAAGAACGGCACAAACATCGACAAGTCAAACTCAAGATTTGGTCTTGGTCCAAGAAAATCATCAGGCGATCCAACTCACATGGTCTCTGCCATGAACTTCTTTGTAAGCATGGAAACAAACGACTATGTTGAGATTATGTGGAGACCTTCAGATGTAGGTATCAGTATTGAACACTACGCTGCCAGCTCCACGCCAACAAGACCAGCAATACCGTCTGTCATTGCGACGGTTACCTTTGTCTCCAATCTTTCAGCATAATTAGACCCTATGGCACTCGTACCAATCAAAATCCCTGCTGGCGTTTACCGCAACGGTACTGAGTACCAGTCTGCGGGGCGCTGGTATGACTCGAACCTTGTGCGTTGGTTTGAGAACACCTTGAGACCTTGGGGCGGGTGGCGTAAGCGCTCAACCTCACAAATGACTGGTGTCAGCCGTGGAATGCTGACTTGGCGCGATAACTCCAATCTGCGTTGGATCGCTGCTGGAACACCATCAAAGCTCTACGCCATGAATGAGGCTGGAACTCTCAAAGACATTACTCCCACAACCTTTACGACTGGTGATACAGACGCTAGTCTGAAGACGGGTTACGGTTACAGCAACTACGGCTCTTATTCTTATGGTGTGGCGCGTCCAGACTTGGGCGACATCATTCCAGCAACCACTTGGACAATGGATTCTTGGGGCGAGTATCTTGTGGCGTGTTCTAGCAAGGACGGTCAACTCTTGGAGTGGCAGTTAGGCTTTACAACCCCTACAAAGGCTGTTGCCATTACTAACGCGCCAACGAGCTGTGCAGCCGTTATGACTACGGCAGAGCGCTTTGTCTTTGGACTTGGCGCGTCAGGTAATCCACGCAAAGTATCTTGGTGTGACCAAGAAAACAACACAGTCTGGACACCATCCGCAACGAATCAGGCTGGTGACTTTGAACTTAATTCTGTCGGGTCTCTGAAGTGCGGTAAGCGCGTCAGGGGTATCAATCTTCTCTTTACCGATGTCGATGTCCACGCTGCTACCTATATTGGTTTGCCTTATGTTTACTCCTTTGAGAAGGCAGGATCAGGTTGTGGTGTGATCTCGTCTCAGGCAGTAGCAGCCATTGATACGGCAGCCATTTGGATGTCTAAGTCAGGCTTCTGGGTCTACGACGGCTATGTCAAGCCTTTGGTGTCAGATGTTGGCGACTACATCTTCCAGAATATCAACTACAACCAAGCCTCCAAGGTCTATGCCGTCCACAACTCAAAGTATGGCGAGATCATTTGGTTTTACCCGTCTAGCCAGTCTAACGAGAACGACTCCTATGTCGTCTACAACTACCGCGAAGCGCATTGGGCTATTGGCACTTTGTCTCGGACTGCTGGAACTGACAGAGGCGTATTCGTTAATCCTTTGATGATTTCGTCAGACGGCTACATCTACGAGCACGAAGTCGGATTCACTTACGACGGTGCTGTCCCATTTGCTGAGTCTGGTCCTTACGAGATCGGTGCTGGCGACAACATCATGTCTGTGCGTCGTGTCATTCCTGACGAGCAGACTTTGGGTGAAGTCGTTGTGTCCTTCAAGACTCGGATGTATCCGATGGCGACTGAGACGACTTATGGACCGTATACAGCGTCACAACCAACAGATGTGAGATTCGCTGCCAGACAGGTCAAGGTTAGATACACGGGCGATGTCTTAGACGATTGGCGCGTTGGCGTTAACCGTTTTGATGTTGTCGCAATGGGTAAGCGGTGACTTAGAATTGAGTCAAGAATTAAGGGCGGGGAAAGTACCTGTATGTATCCGAGAAGATTACACCGTGTACTTGGAGTTCTTCAGAGGTAATTTGTGGATTCATGTAGACATTAAGAGATGGTCTACTGGAGTCAAAAAGGACTGCTTGAAGAGCATTGCTCTGATTGAGAATTTAATTGGGAAGCCTCTCGTCGCGCTGATACGCGAAGAAGACATCAAACTTGTAAGATTTGCCAAGTCATTTGGCTGGTCTGAGAAATGTCAAATATCACTATTAGACGGATCGAAGGCTTTTATCTACACCAACATGGTGTGACAAGGGAGATGATATGGGTGGAGTCGTAGAAGATGTAGTCGGTGGTGTTAGCGACTTAGGCGCAAGCATTGATGACGAGATTCTTAATACCGATCTTGGTAAAGCAGCACTACTTGCTGGCGGTGCTTATTTAGCTGCGCCATATGTAATGGGGGCTGGCGCTGCCACAGGCACAGGTGCTTTAACAGCTACTGATCTTGCTATTGGTGGTGGTTCACTTGCTGGTACAGCTCCTACTATTGGTGCAACAGAAGCAGCTTTAACAGCTACTGATCTTGCTATGGGTGGTGGCGGTGGCGGTGCTGGTTTTAATTTACCAGCCATTCCTCCAGAAGTAAGTGCAATATCTAATGCAAATAGTATTGCAAATGCGGTTGGTTCATCTGCTGGCGAGATGACTGCACAGCAGACACTCGAAAAGATTGCACAAGAACAAGCTAGTTCGGCTGGATTACTTGGAAGCGCCATCAACTTTGCAAAAGACAACATCCCTTTGACATTGGCAGGTGCTGGTCTAGCAGCCAAGGCTTTGGGCGGTAGCACACCAACATCAAGCACCGCAACATCAACCATTGACCCAGAAGTCAAGGCTGCGTATCTACGCAACTTGGAAGAAGCAAGGATGGTTGGAGCTGGTCTAGGCGCTAGACAGTTTGCTCCTTATGCTGAGTACAACCTCGGCATGGTCGAGAAGTACATGAACCCTTACGAAAACCAAGTTGTACAGAACACATTGGCTGACATTGAGCGTGCTCGTCAAGGACAAATATCGGCAGAAGGTGCAAGGGCTACGGCAGCAGGAGCGTTTGGCGGTACACGCCAAGCAGTAACCAGATCATTGGTAGACGAGGCAGCTCTACGCAATGCTGGCAACTTGGCTGCACAACTTCGTCAGGGTGGCTTTGCACAGGCTCAGAACTTAGGTTTAGCACAGCAACAAATGATGCAGCAGTACGAACAGCAAAAGCTCGATGCAGCTCGCGGTCTAGGACTTGAGAGACTCAATATTGCGCAAGGCGCATTGAGCTTGCAACCTGCAAGGATCGGTGAGAGCACCACAAAGCCAATCTACACAAACCCAGTAGCATCTGGCTTTGGCGGTGCTTTGGGTGGCGCTCAACTTGGATCATTGATCGGTGGGACAAAAAATCCAGAATATGCTGGCTACGGTGCTGGTCTAGGCGGTCTGCTTGGATTCTTAGGTTAAGGGGTAGATCATGGCAACAATGCAAGACTTTGGCGGTTTACTCTTTGGCGGTGGCGGTACTGGTCTAGAAGACTACTTGAGCGCTGACCAGCAAAGTGGAATAAGAAACCAAGCGCTGCTGCAAGCAGCAGCAGCACTACTTTCTGCTGGTGGTCCAAGCGAGAGACCTGTCAGCATAGGTCAGGCACTTGGCGGTGCTCTGCAAGCAGGTTCTCAGGGATACCAGCAAGCGCAGCAAGGTGCTGTGCAGAGTTTGTTGATGCGCCAGAAGTTACAAGAAGCAGATCGTGCAGCGCAGATGCGCAAACTGTATCCGCAAATATTTAAAGAGACGATTACTCCAGAACAGATGACTATTGCTGGGATTCCAGCGAGGGTTGTGCGAGATGACGAAGGCAACTTGATGCCCAATGCACAGGTCACACCAGCGCAGAGACAGATAACCATTGATCCAAGCAAGCTGCAAGCATTGACGGCTCTGTCTTCTGACCCGTTAGCGACATTGGCTTCTGTGTCTAAGTTAGTCCCAGACTTGCGTCGCGCAGGGTTCTTAACGACTGGCGTGCAAGAGAATCCCTTTGCAATCTTTACGCAAGACCCAACAATTCCTGCAAGTATTAAGGCGGTAGCAACTCGTCTTGAAAAGAGCTATGCCTCTGGGTTGATTGACGAAGAAAAAGCAGACCAGCGTATGCGCGAATTAGGTGAGAGTGTTCGTAACGCACAACAGTTTCAGCAAACTAAAGCGCAACAAGCATCACAGTTTGCGCAAACTGCTGCTGGAACAGAGGAAGCAAGGATTTTTGCTAGACAGCAAGCTGATGCATTACTTGCACTTCGTCAACAAGCAGAAGCTAATAAGCCAGAGACCTTCTCCTATGCTCAGAAGAAGGAATTTGACACGGTTCAAAAGACATTGGCAGAAGCTAAGTCAGCAGAGGACAGTTCATTCATTGCGGATCGTGCTGCACCTCTAATCTCTGAGGCTTACACAGGCAAGATCGAGGCTGGTGCTAAAGGCTTAATTGGCGCTATGGGAATATCTACAACTGCTAAGGAAGCAAACGACAGATTGACTCAACTGTCTCAACAACTTGCGTTGAAGACCCCTAAGTTTAGTGGTCCGACATCTGACGCTGACGCAAAGCGTTACGACAAGGCTGTCGGTGACTTGGCGAATCCAAGTGTCACGCCAGAGTCTAAGGTTCAAGCGTTGCAAGACATTAAGAAGTTGGCTGTTAAGTCTGCCGACTATGCGCAACAACAAGAGAACTATTACTACTCAAACAACAAGAGTCTCAAGGGATTCAAGTATGTGCCGTCTAACCCATTCGGGAACTAATCATGGCAACAAAACCCACTCAAAAAGACATATTCCTGCTAACTCAGCGTCCTGACCTTGCGTCTAAGTTCGATGAGATTTATGGCAACGGTGCTGCTGCCGAGGTGCTTTCAAAGGCAAGTCAATCCACAAGTCCTAATGGCGCTGCATTTGGAGTCTTTCCACAAATGCAACCACAACGCAGTTTAAGGTCTGAGTCAGCTCCAGAGGCTGGAAGCTATACAGGCGCAGCCATTCGAGGTCTGACTCCTCCTTTGATGGGTATGGCAATGGGAGCGCCATTCGGACCAGTCGGGATGTTGGCAGGGTCATTGGCTCTGCCAGCAGGTGACGCATTGACGGCACTACTCAATACCGCAACGGCTGGTGCAGAGAGAGTTACTGGCGGTCAGTATGGACGCATCACACCGCCATCACGGGCTATCCAGAACCTCTTAACTCAGGCTGGAGTACCAGAGTCAGCCACAACTGGTCAGCGTGCCTTGGAGACTGGTTTAGGCGCTATGGGAAGTACTGCTTCACAGATGGCAGGATTACAGAGACTGGCACAAACTGCCGTCTCACCAGTTACTAGGGCAGTAACTCAGCAGATGGCGCAAAGACCTCTGGCTCAGACAGCCGTGGCAATACCTGCTGGCGCTGCTGGTCAGGTCGCTGCTGAAGCAGCTCAACCACTAGGCACTATCCCAGCAATGCTTGC